AAGTTGTAACTTGTAGCTCCATACGGACGGTTCATCACTGCCATCTTAGCTATCTTTCTTTTGATACCGTACTGCATCCAGCTCTTAGCGATAACACCACCGTCTTTCATCAGCTCATCGTGTATCCTGTCTGCTACATATTGATACATGTCATTAGCTTTGTCTTCCTCCACCAGGTTGCACATCCTGCCTGTGTCTTTGTCTCTCAATAACAACGATAGTATCTGCATACCATTGTTCGAGCAGTCTTGACGCACAGGTAAGTAGCTAACATATCCGTACCCCTCCTCTGTAAACTTCTTAAACTCTAAACAGAACCGCAGGAAACAAAACGGATCACTTGCATCTGTCCACCAATCAGTACCGTGCGGGTCATCAGCAGCTTCTAATATAAACTTCTGTCGTTTACCTACCCACTCAAGTCTCTCTGCTCGTGTACCCTTCACTCCCCACATGTTAGCACCGTGTATCAACACAGCTTCTAAGTCCTCTTCATCCACCACTTGTTGACCATTCTTGAAGTCTAACAAACTCTTAGCTAAGTCAGAACCTTGGGGATGTAAGTAGTACGGTAAAGCGTACACTCTGCCCCTGTAATCACATCGATACGGAAAGTATATCTTATCCCAATTCCTGTACATTTTAGCGAGGTGTAAGATACGACAAGCTTGGAATCTTTTAGAGCTATTACTAGCGTTGGTCTGTTTAATATCTTTCTGCTTTAATTTCCACACCATCAACTCATGCTCATCACTGCCTGTATAATAAGGTTGTTCAGGTATCTCTCCAAATTGTGGGATGTTTCCTACTACTCGCTCGTTCTCCCAACACTTTAGAGTAATATCTAAAATCTCTTCGTTAATTTTCCACTCCACTCTTTGAAGTTTATTAACAGCAGACATTACATGATCGTAGTTATTCCCCTCAAACCATTCAACAGGTTTACCTGTAAAGAATTTCTGTGCAGGTAACTGTTCTATATCGTACCCACCACCCATCAAGCCGTGCCAATCAACTGGACGGTCAGGTAGAGCCATCTTAAATACTTCCCCTGCTTCCTTCCACTTATCAAAACGATGCATCCAATCTTTAAACTCAGGCGTAGGTAATACAAAGCGTTCCGGCATCTTACTACTGGTACTCTCACGCATACCCACTATAAACAAACCAGTACAGCACCGGATTTCCTCCAACAACCACAGTCCAAGAGCAGTCTTAGCTTTGTGATGCCACAATTCAAACCGTACATCTTCGTACTTATAAAACTGGGTGATCTTACTTTGCTTACTCCTGTCGTTTATCTCCAACAAATCACGCTTGTTGTGGCTCAAGTTCTCCAATGCATACTTCCACCGGGCTTCGTTTTCAAATGCTTTACCGATACGATGACCCATCTTTCCGATAGCTAAGTGGTTGTCTATGTTGTTAAGGAATGTACGCAAAGCAATAACAGCTATTTCATACGGACACATATCCATGACAAAGGTCAGGTAAAGTGGTGTGGTGTAACCTGGACTACTGAATTGATCGATGATGTGCTTGACCCTGTCTCCTAACTTCGGACACATACTCTGTAACATACGCTTGCACGATGCTGTGTGGCTTGACTCTCCTTCTTTGCGTAGCTTTGCTTGTCGGTTACGATACTGCGTCCGTCCCCACTCCCGCATCTTAGCTACATGACCTTGGCTTTTATCAATCATGTGCGTTATTAAACCAACATTTAGGTAGCTGTCTTTGCTTGTCCGTGCGGTAAGCTATTAACTTGCCTTCAGCGTCCCGTACATAGTTGCCATTCTTATCCCGCTCAAAGCCCGTGATCTCTGTATCCGCCCAGAACTTATTCCACCCAACAGCTATGGCGTTGTGATCGATACTAGACCAATTAAAGGGCAAGTCAGTTACGGATGTTTCGTACTCTTCCACACTCATCTAATAACTCACCTCTAATTATGTCCGCCTCAGCTTCCCAAAACAGGTCAACTCTTTCTCGGATCATCGTATCCTTCCCGCCTGAGCCAATCTTCGATGGCTTCTTCGTCACCATCAAACTCTTTAATCTCTTCCAAAAGCCACTCTCTTTCTTGTTCTTCTTCATCTGCTAAATCATATGGGTTATTGCTGTTAAGCCAGCTGTCGTAATTCGGTAAATCGTAAGCTCTCATAGTCCGTTAGGTAGCCATAGGTTAGTGTTTCTGTTATGCTTTCTTCGATTCCAAAGAGCAGGTACAACTTGCAGGTTAGAAGGATGATGTAAACCACCAAGACTTAAAGGTAAGACGTGGTCAACATGAAACTCTATTCCTAGTTTGTTTTTAAGACGGGCACTGTGCTCATAATATTGTTTAATCAACTGTTCCTCGGTAAATGTAAGTTTAGTACTAGCTTTTTTTATACGAGCACGACGCTTACTGGCTGCCGTTCTGCCGTAAATAACAGTTTTATTTTTATTGTTGTCTTTCCACTTGTTAACGCTAGCTAAAACAGAATTTTTATTTCTTAAATAATACTCTCGATCTTGTATTCTCTTAAGCTTTTTAAATGCCTTACTCTTCTCTCGCTTTCGTCTAAGTTCCAACTCTCTTTCCAAGCTTTCGGTAGTAACCCATACTTCTTTAGCTATAGGTCTACATTGTTGCCACTGCCTGAAAACCAAACCTTTTACAAGTGGGTGTTTATCTCCTCTTTTATAAGTCTTGTGAGGATTGCCTGTTTGTATGGCTACTTGGTCTATCTCGATGCCTAAACTTCTTTTAGTTTTTTTTCTCTTAAAATCTTCTATTGTTTTCATTCCTCCTCCAGTTTCTCAAGGTGTTCTTTGTAGTGCTGTAAGGACAGGTAAAGGTCAAGCCAAGCCCCGTCAAGCTCTCGGTTCATATCGTTGTTAAAAATGTGGAACATCAGTTCCTCGGTCATGTCGATTGGGTCTAATAGTATTTCTTTCATAGTTCATCATATAACCAAGCTAAAAATAAGATTCCAATAATTATAAAACATCCTAAACCTAGTAGTGTCATTTGTATTGTCATTTAAGTGGGTTGTCGGTTGTCTGTCTTATCACTCCTTCAATCGTGCTTGCAGGTTTTCGGTTAAGTAACTCCTGCTGTAGCTCAACCAATCGGTCACGGACACGTACGCTATCAGGTAGTTTCTCAAGGACACGTAAGTAATGATCGATAAGCGTTTGTAAGCTCGGTTCGTCTAAGGTGGATAAATCGGATGGGTCAGTAGTCGCTACGCTCCTATCGCATTCTCTCACTTCGCTCACAGAATGCTCTTTAGTGTTATTCAAAGTCATGTTCGATACACTTTGTGCCCTCTCGTTCCATCCCTTGCAAGCTTTTATCGCAAACATCACAAACTTTAGTTAAAGATCGGTTAATCCTCTTGATAACACCTTTGCATTGCTCTATGAAATCTTCTTTGGATTCCGCTGTGCCTTGATACTCAGGATATTCTCGACAAGACCAAATAAGCTGCGGACAGGTAAGGTATCGTTCGTTATCGATTCGATAAAAAAAGCTAATCTTGCGTCCGTTATGATCGGTTAGGTAAATGGTTACTGACATCCTGCGGTCACTTCCTTTCCATTAAGCCACACTTGAACATCATATATTTGCTTGGACAAACTGGAGCGGTTCCCTTCTATTGCCTTGCAAGCATCTATTTCAGCCGTTGCCGGATCCGGTGCGGTGATATTTTTGGACTGGTAGCGTTTGCCTTTCCAGTAATTTAAGACAGTGAGGTATTTGATTTTGTAAGTATTCATTTTATATGGTCAGGTCAGGTTAGGAAATCCAAAGGTTGTAAATGTCGCTGTAAGGTACGCCTTTGAGGTTTGCAAGCTTGTCGAATACTCTTTCCCTTACAATAGAATCATAAACGCCTAGGTAGCTGTAAGGTTTGGTGATGTTTTCAAGTAGCCCGTTAAAGGTTGCGTTTGCGTTTATTTCCTCGCCTAATTCATCGGACGGGAAAGCTTTAAGATAGTAGTTTTTGATATTCATTGGTATTATTTCAGTTCAAGTCCTTCACAAGCATCCCATCCGATATAGTTAAGGAAAGTCCAAGCATCGAATAACATGTTAGCTCCCCAACCCGATTGAATATCTCTTTTCTGGCGGTATGTACAATCTTCATAAAAGCTTTCCACTTCATAATCAGATTGAATCAATACAGAGCCGTCAGAGTCGACATTAAATTCTTTTAGGTAATTGATGATTTGATCAATGTAAGATTGTTTTACAGGCTCTAAATGTAAACAGCCCATGCGGTCTTCATATACTTTAATTTTTATATTATTCATAAGGTTTTAACTTGCTAAGATTGAGATTAAGATTGCTACCCAAGCAACGCCACAGAACAAAC